GAAATATTAAAAACAAAATAACTTCTCCTACGTCCCTGCGTCGGAGAATTGTCGAAGAGTTCGGTACGCCTACATCTTAAAGTAAGTTCGGCAGCTTTTACGAAGCTTCATACCTACGTCTCTTCATATTACCGATTGTGGTGGTTAGTGTGCCACTAAGGGGGCACTTATACCTATTGTTGGTGTACCTCTAAGGGGGCACCTATACCTGGTTCTATAATGTGCCTCTAAGGGGGCACCAATACCTATTTTCACTGGTTAAATAATGTACCTCTAAGGGGGTACCAATACCTGTTTTTATACTTTTGTATTTTATAATTTTTATATTTTTGTTTTGTTTTTCTTTTATGGATAATACATATATCGTGCTGCTCAGGGAGCACGTATACCTGTACAGTATATTACTTTGGGGCATGTGTACTTTAGTGTCTGCTAAATGATACGCAGAGAACTATAATTAAGATCAAAGCAGCTATAGCAACCACGAGTCCCACTCCTCCTGTAATCTTCTGGACCCAAGACATAGCTGTCGTTGAAATGTCCTGCACTCCTAGTGTGGTGTGAGGTGACGGGTAATTGACTATATGGTCTTTAGGAGGATGGCACGTCGCTGAGCAGTGTACCAGTGTGGAGCAGATCTGCACCTTGAATTCCGCACTAGCTAGTGCGGTCGAGAAGGCAATTTGCAATTGTGCTGTTCCCTTGACATCTACGTTAGGTTCGCGGATAGTGACCGCATTTGTTACAGAGTGCACGGCGCATTTTCCTTTTTTACTAGCTGTGTACTTTATGACTGCGGCACCTCCAAAATCAGATGAATGGGTACACGAAGCTACTTCGCAGGACATGTCTGTGATGGAAGGAGCGTCAGTGACCCTGGTGAAAGCTGCATCTGGGATGTCAATGGAGACTGGTATGTTGCCCACTGCACAGTTCACTGCTCTTACCGGGTTTGTTGCTATCTGACAGCCAAATGGTGCAGTATGCTGCAATGATGCCCCTTTTTCCTTGAGCCAGTACTTAAAGCCCGAAGGTGCCTGGGAGTAAGGCACGTGTATTGCTCCTGCCGCTGGTCTTTGCAGTATTAACTGCGTATTCGCATAGACGTCCTTGCTGTCTGGCGTGCGGCTCTGGATGTCACCGAACTGTCCTGGCCTCCCTGCGCCGAAAGGTGGATAGTCCATATTGTAGACTTCGCCTTTGTACACCACGATCTTATTATCAAATGGTGACCAGGCGGACGATAGTGGACCGATGACAAACTTCGCGTCTTCCACCGTAACTGCATGATCACCATTGGCGTATGCAGACACGGTGATATTATTCCCTTGGTAAAAGACACGTAGTTTAGCTGATACTGAAGCTGTGTGGGCTCTGTAGGCTGATGCAAACTCAGTTTTGCATGATTCTGATTTCTCAACGTGTGCCTCGCTGAGCTGTGTGTTCTCTGCGTCACAGAAGCAGTATGCTCCTCCCCACATAAATGGGTAGACGCCTGTGAATACTTTGCAGTTATAATCTGGCAGGTTCTTGGCCTTACATTCAGCTGTACCACAGCATTTTACGTACGGGGACGGTGTGATTGTTTTATACTCACACGTAATGTAATCCAAGGATAATGCTGGTTCCAGAGTGACCGACTGTAGCTCCATTTCTAAGACCATAGGGCTGTACCCTGGTCTGCTAACAAGAGTCTTACACGGTACTCCCACCGTGTTCGGGATCACTGTTGCGTGCTCGTACGCGGTCACAGTGCGGGCACCGATGCTCATGACGGCTAAAAAAGTCAATGTTTTGCAGCAGCATGGTAAAAGTTTTAGGCAATTACACACAACAATTGCAGCTGACAGAGGGATTAGAAGCTGTAACCAAAATAATGGTTGTTGCTCATTCCAGAGGTATGTTGCAGCTTCGTAGTACGATGCTGCTTTTGCAGTCCTGGCACAGCATAGTACACCTAGGAGGAATGGGATGGTAGCTCCTGGAGTCAGCTCATATGGCGTGATGCACCTGCGTCTCGCGCATATGCACATGCCTAATGATAGACCTACCAAAGATGTTATTACGATAGAAGCAGCAGCTAGTACAGCAATTGTGGTAGTTGGGTACAGCTCATAGTAATAGAGGATTATTTCATGTGGGTGCCCGTGCGCAGTACCATTTGTAGACAGTTGGGGCCAATATTTGTATGGGTCATTATTACCCCACGTAACCTCTAAGCCTTCTGCTGGTACTGTGATACTTATTTCCTTCTTGTTTGTTATCCACTCTTCATGGTAATCCGGGATCCTTCCCATGGCGCGGTACGAAAGGAGTGTTGGGTGGTCTGGATGTAACAGCAGAGTGACTCTGTTTTTACCGTATGTGACAGTCGGATTTCTTGCTTTTGGTACCCTGCAGGTTGTGTTCACCAGTGGAAATGGGATATGGATCTTACCTTTTCTATCTCCTTGTTCGGAGTTCCGCGGGGTCAGCGGTGAATTGTATTGCCATTTCTTGTGGTTTGTAACCGCTGTGTGGCATTGGTCTACTTTGCAGTTATTTATGACTTTGTCAGCGGTTATTAATCCTTCATTGGAGCCGTCACATTTGCACTTGTATCGTACCGTCTGGCCGTCAACTGTGATCTTAACGTTTCCCGCTTGCTGTGTCATCAGCGTGTAGTCAGGGGTATCTGGCGGCATATGCACTTCTATTTCCTCAGCAGTTGCCGCTGTGGTATGGACGTATGTACTGCAAGGTAGTTCTTTGCCATGCTGCGGGCGGGAGTGAAACTTCTCTCTCCCTATCAGCGGTGGCTCGTGGCGGAACGGGTGCATGCACGTGTGACTGATCCTTCTACTGTCTACAAATCCTACCGTCAGCGTCTCTCCTTTCGGACAGCGTGCTAGTATGAAATGTCCCATCGTTCCCGTGATGGTGCACGGTGCTGACGTTCTGACAAACAACCCGGATCGGTCTGCATCCACAGGTGTATGGCTATCCATATACCGTAGCTTCGTCCAATCGTGGCTGTCGTCTGTCTTTATTCCGATTTGCAGAGATACCTGGATTTTCAAGGTACCATCTGTTGCCTCACTTCTGATCCGTTCTAATGCTATTGGGCTGTGGCATGAGTGTCCCTCCCCGCAGTCAGGACAGTGGGCTAAGTACGGCCTAGTGACTTTGTAGACATTGAAGTTTTCTCTTGCATTACGTTTTTGACGACGTTGTGAGCAGGCCAATGCTGAATCGAGTAACTGGTAATATCCTGGTTGCATGACGTTGTCCTCCAGCATTCTCAAGGTTTCTTCCGGTTTCTTTTCGTAGCAGCACGGCGCGCAAGGCGGTTGGGAACATGGGAAGGTTGTATTTGCCAACAGGCACATGACAGGGAGGGCAAGGCTCCATTCAACTGACCCCTCTGGTGTGATTTTTGTGACTATGTCTTTATTCCAAGTCACTACAGATAGTGCTGTCCTGGTTCCTTCGTTTGCTCCGCCTAGAACAATAGCCACGACACGCCCCTTGTTGTCAAAGATTGGTCTTCCGCTGTCCCCAGGCTTTCCTGCGCCTGTAGGGATCGTGAACCTCCCTCCAGAATACTGTACTGCTCCGTGATGCCAGTTGTAATAGCCTTCTGGTTTTTCATGGGTGAACTTTGAGGCGTCCGATTTCATGTGCACTGGTATCTGTGCGCACTCTAGATCATATTTGGATGATCTTTTGAACGCCAACTTCGCTAGGTCTGCGTTGTCAATAGTTCCTTTCACGTGTGCTGGTTTCATTACCTTATCACCTACTAGGCATGCATACCCCGTTACTTTTCCTTCATGTCTGACTTCGAAGATGCAGTCATTTTCAATCTTCATGCACATCCTTTCCCTTCGTCCTGGTCTCTTTTTCTTTTGGGTCTGCTTTTGTTTCGGCGCCTTTTTCTTCTGGTTCGTAGTACTCTGTTGTTCTTGCTTTACTTGCTTTTGCTTCTTAATTTTTCGGGTCCGGCGTGGTTTCTGGGGAACTGTACGCAGTGCTAGTCTGCTGACTGCGGATATCAGTTGTGCGAGTTGTCCTGCAGGCCTTCTTCGGCGTGGTTTTGGCCTGATCACCTGGATAGTAGGGCGTTGAGTCCAGGGTCTAGGCTGGTATCTTCTATTGTAGTAAGTTTGTGCTGGTATGAACTCCATGGCTATTAGCGATGTATGCTCTAAGTAGGTAGCTGTAGTGCGTACCTATTTAGGTCCGCCGTACAAGGTTACGACGGGCCCTCTTAGTTTCTTAAAGTTTTCTTTGCTATTCGCAAAGGTAGCCATTGATGTTATTACGGCTGTTATTCCTTGTACTTCATACCTTGAATATACTGCTTTTTCCAATTCTGTGACTAAGCCGGTTCTTTGCCATCTAGTAACCTCATCTGCCAGAGCACGTCTTCTGTCCTCATCCTGTTCGTCTCCAGCTGCCAGAGGTTTGCCTAGCTTGAACAGTCTCTTTAAAGGGTCTGCTACTCTGCACGACGTGCCTGTCACCGTGTCGTGTAAAATAAATCCCCCACAGAAGTATGGCGCCTTCTCTGACACTACTGCATCGATGATTTTCACTTCCATGTTCATCCACGTAGCACAACGTGCAGCCATTAGTGCGTCAGAGACAACCCCATGTATTATGTTGTCGTCCCCAATGAAAGCTGCACAGGCTGAAGTAGTCAATCGCTCCTCTAACACCCGACTGGCAATGGTGATGTTCAGGAGGGTATTGACAAACAGGGTTAGAAACATGCCTGATTTCATCATTGCGCCGAACTTGAACCGCGTACCCGTCGGTAGATGACAACTGGATATTTCGCCGAATGCTGCTTCTATCAGATCCAGGATAGGTTGATCTACCCCAAGGTCTTCTAGCAACATCATGGCGGTCGACGCAAGCGAGTCGTCTTGACTCTTATCAAATGAGGCTATGTCAGTTTCTAGTACAGCATCGCCCGGTTTGAAATGGGTGGCTATAATTGCATCGAAGTCTTCGGCTGACATATCGAACAGTGTGTGGACATTCGGTAGCAGAACTGCATTTAGTCTTCTCACCAACTCTCTGTGTATGCCACACAGGTATGCTGTTGCCAGTGGTTCTGCCGCCTGTATGACCTGTACTTTCGGCCTTTCCTCGGTGTGCTTTGTACCTGGTGTCACTTTCACATCACGTTTCATGTCCATTGTGAACCTGTCCATCGGTACCTCTTGTAGCGGCAGCAAGTTGTGTGTTTTTGCGAAGAGTGCCGCCGCTTTAGGCCCCTTTAGTTTCGTCACATACATTGTCAGATTCTCTGTCGTTACCCTTATAGGGCTTGAGGCGAACTCTCTCCAGTACTCTTGGTTGCAAGCGTACTTCTTAAAACACTCCACGTTAAACACTGCGGAGTCCATAGTGGGTAGTTCCCTCATCTGCGTTACGTTGCAGTTTCTTTTTGTGGCCGCTGCCAAGACATTCTGCAACGTATTTTGGAATGGTGATGGCACTGCACTTCTGATGGTGGGTGCGTGGTAAGAGTGTTGTTTTGGGTAACTCCTGAGTTTAGACGGGTTGAATGTAGCTCTGTCTAGGCAACTTTCGGACCCGTCTACCATATCCAAGTACGCGTCGTACTCGTCAGTGACTTGGTAGGATGCCACAGTTGGATAGTTTCTGGCCAAAAACTCGTTACACACTGCTACTGCAGTCTCTGGGTTAGTCAGTTTGATATTGATTGAAGGCGAGTAGATGGGCGCCGGGTATGTGACTCGGTAAGATGGGACCCTCGGTGTTTCTGACGCCAAATAGAGTCTGCAACCCTCTTTCAGTCTGTGGATAATCGTGGCTTTCATGTTTTCCACTTTTCTAGATTGGTACCTACTCCGGTTAGCCGTGGAAGCACTCTCCTGAAGTCTCTTAAGTAGTAGTTGCTCTTTGATCTCATCCAATTTAGGTGGATAGCATTTCTCTTCGTGGACCTCTTCAACAATGTTTACCGGTAGCGTCGTTTGACGTACTGATTTTTGCTGTAGATGACCTTGACCAGTGTCAGAGGAGAATATGTAACCCCCTGCTCTGTCTAGTCGTAACTCTTCGTCTGTGTCCGAGCACGTTGACCACTCGCTATCCGTCAGCTCTTCCACTTCACCTGGCTCGAAGTCCCCAAATGTCAATGCCCCTGTCAGGAGGTTGTCTATTTCACCTTCGGCGAAGTCTCCGAAAGTGATCGGTTCGAGGGTAGGTGGTGGTATCAATCCTAGCGGTGCCTGGATGGGATACACAGTCATATCTGCTGTTGATACGCTCAGTGCGACAGTGTATGGCTTAGCAGTGAAGAACCTGTCGCTGGCCATAGGGAGTATTTTCCCTTCCCGCTCGTCGCAGGTCACATTTATGGTCCTTCCCAAACGTCTTCTGGGCGGGGCGATCGGTGTGCTTACTCTGCTTATACTGTCTGTGTCTTCTGAGTCAAGTAGTATCATTGTGCCGTTCTGAGCTGGTTCACTGGACAGCGACAGCATTGAACCTCCGCTGGACGCCAGCGAATGTGCGTACATTGGTGCATGCACGTCCGCCGTCACTAGTTGTATGTTACTTCTGGAGCCACTATACTCGCTGTCAGATGAGTCGTGTCTTTGTCTTGTTGATACGGTGCCGATAGAGGGCCAGTCCATAGTTGCGTCACAAGCCTCTAAGTCTGAGGGAACTGGCACTGCTTCATCATTTATTGACTGCACGAGTTGTGCGTCCTGACACGCTTCAGTTGGTGTTTGAGGTGTCTGTATGATTTCGTCCGCAGGCCTGTACGTTCTCGGGCTCACTCGAGACGGTACGTTGTGATCAAACAAGAGTGCTTTCGAACATTTTACTTTTTGCACGCCCTCGATTTTGTATTTCGGCAGCGGAAAAGACGAGCACACTATGATGCTGGTGGTATGATTCATGCGTAGACGTGCAACTCGTTCAGGCGTCATAGCATAACGGCATAGGCACGGGACTGTTTTCGGAGGGAATGAGGCGTCGGCGTCGTCTACGGGACATTTTTGCCTGACGGACTCTATACTCTCCCCCAGAGCATATAGGCAGACCTGTTCGTTGGCTTCAGTTTGTTTCGGCCACATGGTATATATCTCTGCCATATCTACTGCAGTTTGGTGGAATCTTGTTCCCTCTAGGTACGAGTAGAGTGCTCCCTCTACTGTGCTGTACCCCTTTCGGCCTGCCAAGCTGCTGTCTGGATGAACGCGTACAATGTCGCAATCCACTGAGATGTGATCATCTAGTAATTCTACCTGGGATCTTAGTGATATGGCTTCAGTGATCTTCTTCTCCCATTCCTTGTCCCTGCAGTAGATGACAACGTCTGCATCTGTCGAATCCATCGCTGCGAAAAGATGGTTTAGTGATTGCAGCAGTCTGTCTTTGCCTCCTGAGTACACACCGGTTGAGAGCAAAGGGATGGCTACACTGCTCACTCCTAGCCTAGACACTTCTTTCGCCACTTCTCTATACACTGAAGCCAATTCCCTATCCCCTTCAGCCTCAGAATAGTTTGAGAAGTTAGGGCCTACTGCGTGGATGACGGGGTATTGACCGCACATGATTGTCTTTGCAGTCCCCACTGGTGTTGCACTGTTTCTGAATGATTCTGGCCATTTTCTATACACGGCTTTACATACTCCATCGCCTGGTACTCCGCGCGGATTGGCGGCGTTTACCACGCATTCCTCAGTGTTCTTTGCGATGTCCATCCGTTTCACTCGGTATGACGGGGCACAGCCCGCTCTAGTGGCCAGTCCTGCATACACTGCGTTCAGCTGGTTGTTCATAACATGTGTGGTGAAGTTCCTTCTTCCATTGTCGAATCGGCTAAATAGGAAGAACATTTCTGTATTGCTCGTGATGCACTGAGGTTTCAGAGCCCTGGACGATCTGAACTTGCGTCCCAATACGCTAATGACCCTTTCACTGGTTCGGTCGGCGTACCCGTAAGCTCTAATCAGAAGTGAACCTCCCGGCTTTAACAGCCGTAGAGAGTCCCCCCCTAGCATCTGGAGCTTCATTGCGTGATCTACACACTGCTGGTAATGATGTATGCGGAATGGAGTATGGATATTGATAACTACCAGGTCATATCTGCCTAGTGTGGCTGGTAGACCAAGTTCCAGGTTATATGTGTAGTCTGCACCTCGGGTGCCTAACGGTGCTACCCAGGTGACTCTTTTTGTTGGTAATATAAGATTATGACCGCTAACCAACAACATGTGGTGACCGCTGATTTTGTTTACCAGCCATTCCATTCTTTCCCCTCTCACTGAGTGGTGTTCAGCCACGAGTGAGTGCGGCAGTCTGCGGTTGGCCGGTATTATGTTGGTTTCGGGGTTAAATTCGTCAACCTTTCTGGTAGTTATACATATCTGCTTGTTAATGTTCCACTTACCTTTTGTAAAGGGATATTTCTTTTCAAGCATAAGTGCCACCTCAGGGTTGAACCCGAACATTTTTCCTCCTGGTCTATTGTCCCAGTGGTTGTCTGCATAGTAGACGGATATCAGTGGCTTTGAGAATAGTCCGCTGTCCAGGTCTACCCCATATATGCGAGTGCATATTTCATTCAGTGCAACTTCTGGAGAGTAGGCCCTATCTTCTTTAAAAGCTTGCACTATCTGAGACCACTGCCTGTCACTTAATTTGATTCCAGCAGTGTCAAGAATAGGGACCAGGCATTTAGCCCAGCATACATTAGCTTTGTTCTGAAATGTGTCAAAAGCCATCTGGTGATTGCATATTCCTGCCATGATGGAGGCGTGTTCTGCTTCCCACTCCTTGATTGTTGCCTTAAAGTCCCCTTTTGGGGGGTTCTGCAGTATCTTTATCCATGGGTCGCCTGAGAGTGTCTTCCATGTCAACTTGCCCTCTGTGCGTGTCAATAGCACGTTAACGTGTTCTGATGTTGGTGCATACAGAGGGTTTTCGTTGACTTTCTGCCTTACTGCATAAACACCTTTTCTGGTCAGCCCCTGAGAAGCAGCTGCTGTCATGACTTCGTTTCCACGGTAGTCTATTTGCAGCTGCTTAACCCATCCCCGGAAACACGTTAACACTAAGTCCCCGGGTTCTGGTTTTGTTATGCCCGTAGTATCCACTACGATTGGCTGGTTGTACTCATTTGTAGTGCGCATCTTGCTCTCGTAATGCAACGAGGACACGATGGCTGTTACAGGCAGTGTACACCGCCTTGATATGCTTTTATGGTACACCTGTGTGCAGATGTTGTGATTATAGTTGACCTTCATTTGCATCATATTGAAGAATCCGCACTGCTTTGGGTCGCCACAAAGTACGACCTTCTGACGCGGTCTAACCATGGCTATCAGTGCCAACAGGGTTCCCGAATGACAAGCGAATGCCTCGTCCACGTACAGTACTTCCACTGGCTTGTTACATCCATTCAGGAGTAGTGAGTCGACTGTACGTGCAGATATCTCCAATTTCCTTTGCCGCATTACGTCATTGGAGATTTCTTGGCAGTTTTCTTTTTTTCCACTAGTCACCAAGTCTTGCCTGGTTACCAGGTTTTTGATTATAGCCGACTTGCCAGAACCCGGTACTCCGAAGACACCTATAACTGCCGTTTTGTATGGACATGCTGGGCGGATTTTTAGTCCTTCGTAGGCGAACTCATGGTATGGTGGGCTAGTTAAGTCGCCTACTAGCACTAGTCCTGTTGCTTCCTCCCTCTTACAACATTTCTTCTGATCAACGTCATAGACGTACTCGTGTTCTGTTTTCTCTACCCTTACCAGTTCATATGACTCTTCATCAGTGTTCAGCGCTGGGCCGTGCATGGCGATGTGGTGTAACTTCCGGTTCACAAACTCTCGCTCGTTAAATACCATGGTGGCACTTTCGCTTAAGCTCTGGAAGTCTTCCTGGGGTATCGCGTAGCCCGAGGGCACTAGAACACGCCCATCGTATGCTTCAACCGCGTACCTGCCTGCTCGCCCACTATGTGTGCACGTTTTTACCTGCTCTGCAAGCGCGTGAATCAGACTGAGTTTTTGGCTGCGCAGGACCGCCTGCGGTGTCAGTACTAAGTACTCTCCGACAACAAGGTCTGACGGTTGGGCTGTGACTTTGATTGCTCCTCTTGGTGTTTCGACTATGCCCGCTCCTGCTCGGTCTTCAAGTTGCTCTACATCAATTTCTACCTGAATGTCATCCTGTGTCGCCTGCAATGGTGGCATAGCTTCTCGGGTTAGCTCTGCCTCCTGTTCTTCTACCGCATCTGTTTCAGCCTGGGCTGCTTCCTCGGCGTTTCCGCTGTGCGGTAGTTGCTCGTATTTTGGAGCTTTGCTCAAGAGCCACTTGATTCTGGTTCTCAGCGGAATTGATAAACCTGACGACCACAGACTTGGTATCACAAAGCTGTCAAATTCGGCAGGGACCTTTTGGATTGACTGGGTATCCGGTCTTTTGTACACCGTATGCGTCTTGTGCTTTCTAAATGCCCATAGGCAACAGCACGTTAAGGTCCTCTCTCGGACACCCAAGAGTTTTTCGTCCTCCATGTCCTTTCGACATTCTTTGGCCCACTTGCTGAAGGCCTGAGCAACTATTGGGAGCAGGTAGTTTTTCATGGTGTTTGTATTACGTTGCGTCCTGCCATTGACCACTATCCGTTGGTTTAGCCCAACCAGTAGTTTCTGTGCGTCTTCTGGGGTTACCTCAGTGGCAAGGATTCCAGTCATCTGGTCGCAGATAGTAGCTGGTACGTAAGTACACACGGAGAATGATACCCTTTCGCCGTCTACTGTATCTGTCGTCTTGCACATCAGGAAGCCGCCGGCATGATGAGTTACAGCATACCCCGATGTCTTTCCGTAGATGCCTGGACTCATGGTCACTCTCTTGACAACGTATCCTTCGCATGAGACGATCGTGTCACAGCGGCAGGTGAAGCTGAGTTTACCCTTCAGATGAAATACCGATGGTAAATGCCAGCTTTGTAGAAGTTTACGACTTTCAGGGTAGAGTGTTGAGCCGACCGAGAATAGCACTCGGTCGCATGGCTTCAATTTTTTGCCTCTCATGATGGATAGTTTGCCTCGTCTACCCTCAGATAGGTCTGTTGAACACAGCCCTATGTTCTTAGCTTTCAGTACCTGCTCATCAGCCCAGTTTGTTGAATATGATGGGTATGCGCCAGCCATTGCATTGTACATGAAAGGTGTCGTATCGAACCCTATCCAGTATGCCACGCGGACTCCTTTAATCGCCTGATGGTACAGCGAGGTAGGTGCATGGACGGCGTAGACGTCTTGATAAATGGCGACGTCTCCTCTTTGTTTGCATGTAGCATCAGTGTGTAGGCAGAATGTGGATGTTTCCATATTCGGTACGGCCATCACAGCTTGTAGATCATTAATTTTTCCGGAGATGTTTTTATCTGTCACCTTTCCAGCGGCTGACGCAAGTTTTCTCGCGTAATTCGCGAGCCTCTCAGGGTCTTCTGCGCTGCGCATCGGGCAGACGCAGTGGTATTTTCTATCAGACATCATCCTCCTAGCTGGTGCGCTACCAATGTCTAGAATGGTTGAGTCTGGATCAATTTCCTGCTCTATCAGTTTTATTGCTAGATGCGAAAATGCTCTAGCGTTTGCATGGTCATTTGGCGTGACCTGCTTTGGTTCCACCTCAAACATGGGGTATGCTTGCTGCAACGCCTTCAGAAACGCGCTGTCAGCATCTATGTCTACATACACTGAATCCATGATGGGTACTTTAATCTCTTGCAATGCAGAGTAGAGCAGTATGAAACCCGTAAGCTGCGTGTGTGTATCACGCAGCTAT